CCTCATAGGTGCCAGAGGGCTTGGCGCCGATGCCGCCGATCGCGGCATGATTCGTCCGCGAGAAGTAGAACCCGACAATCAGAAATAGCGCCGAGGACAGGATCGGGGGAAACTCAGGACGCTTATCCGCCGTCGCCACGAGGCCCGAATAGACGCCCACGATCATATTCGCCAGCACCACAATGGCCGCGATGAAGGCTTGCGTAAACTCCCAGATGAGATTGATGCGCCGTTGTCCCGCGGTGGTCAGATCCTGCTGGAACGTCGTCGTCGCAGAGATGGACGGATCGCTCGACTGCTGTTGAATCGTCGGTGAGAGCACTACATCACTCATGGCTTCTTCAGGAACCACCCGAACAGCAACAAGAGCAGCCCCCAGAACATCGAAATGCCAGTCGAGATAAATCCTGCACGCCGGTCCATGCGTTGCTGATCTTCCTTGCGCCGTTCGTTTCCGCTGCGCCGATCGTTTTCTATGGTGAGCACCCGATCCGCGACTTTGCGATCTTCGTCGGTGTGCTGCGCGAGTAGATCCTCAATGCGGCGAAAATGTTCGTCCATGTCCTTCCGCAAACTACGGTGCTTCTCGTCCACTTTGTCGAGGATCTGTTGCTGCCCCGCAAAATATTGCGATTGCGTGACGGGTTCCGACATCACGAAGCCCCCCTAGCAGTCACGCGGCTCTCGTCGTCGGTGGCTCAAAGGTGGGAACGTGCTGACCTTTACGCACCTGGAGATGAAAATGTTCGTTAGGCATCCCTTCGGATTCGATGAAGCCAAAGAATAACGCCGTCGCGAGTCCGTCTGATGTCGAGATGACGCGCGCATCCGCGCCCAACTGATCCGTCAGATCGGACAAGTAGCTCATGATCAGATGAAAGACGCTGTTTTTGTCGGCCAGTGAGAACGAGTGGGAGCGCACGTCGAGCGCGTTACCCTTCGTGTGTGGATCGTCGGGTTCGTGCGCTTCCGTGCCGCAGGTCACCATCAGATCGAATGGCGATTGATGCGCCGTCCAGGCCAATGCGGCCAAGAGGCACGCCCCGCCTACAGTCGGCTTATCGAATTTGACGGAGCCTTTGAAGATGAGGCTCCCCATTAGGGCTTGTAGGCTTTCTCGGCAGATTGCATCCCGCCGAGTTTCGCGCGTCTGAGGCGATTGGCGTTGAGTAAGTCTTCTGCGCGCCATTCGTCCGGCTGAAGGACGAACTGCCGATCGCGAGGCACTGCCCGATCCAGTGAACTGACAGCCGGTTCGTCACTGAGTAGCGCATCCAATGCAGATGACGGCTCAACCTTGAGCGGTGGCCTTGCGGATGCGCCGAGCGGCTGATAGTTGCCGAAGATGTCATCGGCGGGATTGATGGGGCCGCGGGGACTGTTCGGAATCCTGGCGCGGTCGGTATAGGACGGCGGCGCCTGCCGCACCCGATCCAGCGCGGATTCCTGCGAGGCGGCCGCGGTTTTCCGCGCGCCGTAGCGCTCAGCCCCAGCGGCCATCTCATCGGCATGACTCAAGGGCGATTCTCGGTTCAAGAGCGAATCCAGCCAGCGGGAAGACTTCGCGGAGAATGGCTCAGCCGCGCCCATGGCAGTGCCGGCACGCTCCATCAGGTTGCCGCCCACTTCGACGGCCTTTGGCGCCAGTTCAGCGACCGTTGCGCCCGTCAGCCCGCCCGTATGCCCACCGAACAGTTCGCCGAGCCCGCCGCCGAGCAGCGCCCGTTTCACGAGTGAGGCGATCCCGTCACCGCCGACCGCACGCCCGAGCGAGGCGACTTTTCCGCCGACCCACTTCAGCGGCGGTCCCGCCAAGCCGAGCGCTTCCTGCACAGCCCCTTCGCCACCACCGATCGCCGCATCGCCACCGAACGAGGAATCATTCGGCGTGCCGGTCGCTGCCGTCGCCATCGCTTCAGGGACATGACCGAGCATCCGCCCAGCCGCACCACCGAGCACTGCGCCTGGAGGACCAGCAAGCGCACCTCCGGCGAGCGTGCCCCCTGTCGTGAGGAATTGCTTCAGGAGTTCCAAATCTTGCGCGTCCGTGCGTCCAGATGGCGTCGGTGGAGGCACTTGGAGCATGGGAAAGCCCCGTGCATCGGAGCCTTGAGACGCCGGGGTCCAGCGTTGGCCGTTCCACGTTTCGCCGAACCGATTGACTTCGCCGATTGCAGGGAGCGGCATCAGCGGCCCCGATTCGGATCAGCCATCGGGTCGCCGGGTTGATTCGGCTGATTGCCCATCGTGTTCATCACAACCGGCAGAATCGTCCCCAGCATCATCTTGATGCGCTCGTAGTTCGCCCCTGGTGAGAATCCCACTTGCGGCACATGGAGCTTGAGGTCGTTGTATTGCTGCTGGTTGATGCGGCCTGACGCCAGCATCCGCGGCAACGTCGCTTCAAGATAGCCCGTCATCGTGTTGATGGCATCATCCGAAGGCGTCTGCGTCTTCCCGAGTCGATAGATTGCGCCACCGACTTTCGAGCCGAGCACATCGGTCATCGATCCGAACTTCTGTGGATCTTTGTCGATGCCTGGATATTGCTGTTCCAACATCCGCATGACTTGCGGGCCGAGTTGAGCCACGGTCGCCGCCTTGTCCGCAGCGTCCTGTTCGGCTGGCGTTAAATGCGTCGGCTTAGCAGGCAATGGGTTCGGGGCACCATGGCCGAGGTCGCCGAACGTCGCGCCTTTCATGGCTTCCGCCCGTTGGATATTGCGCTTGCTTTCTTCGTTGGCGACATATTGCGCCTGCGGGCTGCTTTCGGCTTCCGCCGCGCCGAGGCCAGTCCCTTTCGCCTTCGCTTGCGCGGAAAGAAAGTCGCCAAACGCATTGCGGGTCGCCGTCGTCTTTGACGCATCGCCGATTTCGGGCCGCATGACTGACGCGGCTTCATCCAGCCGCGTATTCGTCCGTGCCGTCTGATCGTGGGCCGCTTGTCCGGTATACGGATCGTCGTCGATCTCCCCTTTGAGCCGGTTGTAGTCGGCCACCGTCGCGCCTGATGTGATGCGAGCCGGTCCATAATTCGCGCCGAGATTGGGCGAGGCGACCCGATCCAGTTCGGCCAGCCGCTGTTCGCGCAACGCGCGCAGCTTCACCGGATCGAAGCCCGTATCCAGCGCGCTCTTGAGCACTTCGACTGGATCGTCGTCATACGACGTGAAGTTCCCGAAGCCCATTAGCGTGTGCCTCGCGTGTTGGCGTTCTGGAGCGCGGCGAGCGACGGCGGCAGACTCGGATTCATCGGCGGCAGTTCAATGTCCCCTTGGCGTCCGTAGACATTCCCCACGACTTCAGACGGCGGCGTCCCTTTCGTGAGTTGGTTCGCGGCCATCCCCCGATCGGCTGGTGAGGCATCACCGAAGAAACTATCCAGCAGCGCATCGAGCGGTCCCGGCTTCCGAGCGCCCGCATTCGCAGGAACCGCCGCGAGGGGTCGGCCCTGTCGTGCCTGTTGCTGAGCGATCAACTGATCGAGTTCGTCAGGCATCAGCGATTTCCTTGGAGGACATCGAGGGACGTGCGCCGCGGGCGGTAACTGCCGGGAGACCCGATGCTGGTGGATGTCTCGAATCCGGCCCCAGGCATCGGATGGTCGCCCGCGCCCGCGTTCGGGATGTTGCCGCCCGTGCCAGCCCCGAATCGCCCGAACGGTCCCGACTGCGAGCCGAACGATGGGTCATCCGCGAGCCCGTGCGGCCGTGCCGCATCTTGCGCCAATTTGATCGGCTGGCTCCCGCTCGCTTCTTGCAACGCTTGGAACCATGGCGAGAACAACGCTTGACTGTTCTGACTGTTGTCGATGAGATTCCGCGTGAGCTGATTCTGATCGACCACGCCCCCAGATCCTTGCCGGAGTTCGTTCGCGTAGTCGTCGTAATGCTGTTTGGACCGCCCTTTGACGGCGAGCCCCAGCGGATCAGGATTGGTCGGATCAGCCCAGAGCATTAGTAGATACTCGCTTTCAGCAAGGTCGCCAACGATGGCGGCATCCGCATCCCAACGTTGCTCTGAGGGGCGCTCTCAAGCATCAACGGCGCACTGGAGGCCGGCGCGGGCGTGGTCGGTGGCGGTGTCCCCGAGCCCGCCGAGAGTGCCGCGAGGCTCGCCGCTTGGGGCGTCGTGGGCATGACCGCGCCCGGTGCCGCCGTGCCCGTGTCGATAGGCGCCACAGGCGTCGGGATGGCGGGCGCCGTCTGATTCAGCGTGCCCGGTGTGCTCTCGTGAACGCTGTAATCCCGTGGGGCGTTGAACGACGGCCCGACCGTGTTGCTGTTGGACGGCTGATCGATTGGGGGACGGTCGTAGAGATCCGACCCGTTCGATTCCGCCCAGTTCCGATTGCCGACGATGGCTCCAGCCGCCATCAGTAGAGCGTCCCCGCGCCAGAACCCTTTAAGAGCGCCATCAGGGAGGACGTGAGGCCCATGTTCTGCCCCCGCATCGCCAAGTTACCCTGGAACTGCTGATCGGCCGCATGGGCCGCGGCGTTGTTCGCTTGGATGAGCTGTTCGCGGTTGATGTCACCGAGCATCCCTTCAGCCGGCGCAATGACGCTCTGTGCGGTGCGGAAACTCTCGAGCCCGCCCCCGCCCCCAGCTTGCCCGTGCGCGTCTCTGAGGGCCGTCAGGGCCGATTTGGCGATCTGCCCCGCCTGATCCTTCGCCCGAGCGAATTGGGCGTCCTGCGCGTCCTTGAGACTGCCGGCGCCGCTGCCTGAGCCCCCGCCGTAGGTCAACGACGTGGACATGTCCCCGCCACCCGCTGCGGCCAAGGCCCGTGGCATATCGGCGATGAGTCCTGAGCGGGAGTCCTGTTCGGCCTTCAGGGCGCGATCGATGCGCGCTTGGGCCGCTTGTTCGTCCATCGCACCGCCCCCGCCGCCACCCGCGAGTCCGGTGCCCCCAACGGAGGAACCGCCACCCGAGCCCATATTGAGCGCTTGGATCGAGGCGGGGTAACCCGAGTCCTTCAGGGTATCGACTTGCGCGAGTTTCTGGGTCGCTTGGCCGGTGCCCGCGGCTTGGCCTGAGACCGCCGCGTTATGCACCTTATTGGCATCCTGCGCGGCATACCATTCCGGCGAATACATCTCATACGACTTGCCGCCGATGATTTGGGTGCCGCCACTGATCCCCATGAAGGTGCCTTATTTTACACGGTTGTGCTTAGGCCGCAGGCACGAAAGCCACCGACCCTAATTTCGCCACAATGTCATCCGTCGCCGCCCCGACGCCGGCCGCGGTCCCGGTCGTTTTCAGGATATTCGTCCCTGAGAGCGTCAACCCGGTGATGCGCGTGTAGGCCGAATAGGCATTCAGCGCCGCCCCGGTCGTCGTCATGTTGGCCGTGCAACGCACGACGGAGCTGCTTTCTCGAATGATCGTGACGCAGAGATTCCACGCATCACTCCCCGCCGAGATGCTGAGCGCGCCCGAATCGAACAGAATCGTGCCCGCGAAATAGGCCCGGATCTGGCGCGTGGCCGTCGCCGACGACACGAAGATCCCGGCAATCTCCATCAGAATCTGATCGCCATTGGTCGCGAGCGTATTTGCCGCCGTCGTGTCGCTATACAGGTCGGTCTCCACGGTCGTGCCATTGCCAGCGTCGGCGAAGTGCTGAAACAGCGTGCCCCCGATCGGGAACCGCAACGCGCTGTTGCTCAGATAGTGGTTGCCGTTGTATTCGTGGACCCCCGGTTCCGCCGTGGTCAGCTTCGTGCCTGACGTGAATTTCAGCGGGGCCGTGGAGGCTGACGCCGTGCCGGCGCCGAGATGCAGGAGCGCCGTGATCGTCGATTGGCTGATACCCAATGGAAAGGCGAGATAATTGTTCAGATCACCGCCGCCGAAATAGGCGTCCACGCCCGTGAAGCTATCAATCACGGAGCCGCCGAGCTTGTTATTGCCCGCGAGAAAGGTTTTGGTCGCGCTCGTATTCTTGATGCCCGCTGTCGTCGTATTCAGAAATTGGCAGTTGACGACCGTCGTGCGATCTGCGGCGCCTTTCAGTTCAACGCAATACGCGGATGGGGTCGTCGCGGCGTTATGTGAATTGCCATCCAGCGTCGTACGGACGGCGCCATTGACGATAATATCGAGTGCCGTGGCCCCATTGGTCTCGAAGTAGCTCTGCCCAATATAGGTGCTATCCGGCACGGCGCCTTCGCGGTTGTCGAGGACAATATTGCCGCCGGTATTCGCGGTCACAATCGAGTTCACGATCATGGCGCGTGTCGCCTGCGAGACTACGATCCCAATCGTCGTATTCGCCGCGGCGCTATTGCCCACGATGGAGCAATGGTCCACCACGGATTCATCGGCGTTATCGCCCAAGAAGATGCCGATCTCGCCATTCGTGCCGGAGAGCGTGAGGAAATTGTCCCGAATCGCCGCCGCAAACGTCCGGACGCGGATATGCGTCCGCAACGTGAGCGATGAGATATGGTCGATGACGTTTCCGACGTTGCCGGTTGCGGGCAGATCGATCCCGACTTCGCCCGCGACATCCGTGCCGATCATCGTGAATTCACTAATCCGGCTTTCTGCCGTATTCATGGAGATGAACACGGAGCCGCCCCCACTCCAGATCAGCCGGGCCCCGCGGCCCGCTCCGCGCAGCGTCGTTCGTGTGGTGGTGAGACTGAAGCCGGCCGTGAAGTTGTAGTCGCCTGCCGGCACGAAGACGGTGCCACCATGCGACGGCAGCGCGGACAGGGCGGCGGCGAAGGCGGCGGAATTGTCTGTCACGCCATCGGCGACGGCGCCGTGGTTCATCACATTGATTTCTGAGGTCAGGGCTTCCACGTATTCCGTCGAGGTGCCCTTGATCAGTTTGCCAGACGGCACCAGATGGGCCACTGACCCGCTATCGATCTGGAAATCAATGATGCTGTTGGCTTGCGTATTGGCTTGGTCGGCCGCGAGAATGACGTTGCCACCGGCCCCGCTCTGCCCCGAGATCCCGCCAGCGGAGTCCTCCAACCGAATCACTGGCACCGTGCCGTAAATGTGAATCGGCCGCTGGGGCGTGTTCGTCCCGATCCCGAGCCTGTTATTCGTGTCGTCCCAGAAGAAATTGCCGTTGTCTTCGATCAGCGCGAGTCCGCTTGGACCCGCAAAGATGACCGACCCGGAGAGATAGGACGTGGTGGCCGTGCCGCCCTGCGACACCAAGAGGAACGGGGCGATCTGGCTGGCGAGAATGACTTGGGTGCCGTTGCGCGCATCCGCATAAAGGTTCCGCAACATCTCGTTGAGTTCGCCCACCTGAATCGCGTTCAGGGGATACGTCAGCTCAAAGGTTTTGTAGCGGGACGTGCGCCGCGTGGTATTCGCCGTCGTCATCGCCGGCCCAACTCGTGATACTCACATTCGAAGCCGTAGAGCTCCACGTTCTCGCCGGCCGTCTGGTGCCTGAAGTTCAATGACATCGCCTTCCCGGTGCCGACGCGGCGCAGCCGTTGCCGGCCCTTCGTCATGTCGTAAGACATCGTCGGCGTCTGTGCGGAGGCGTTGAAATAGCCGACCTTCGGCGTCACGCTCATCGTGCCGGATGTTTGCGCCTTCCCCATCATCGACAGTTCGCCGAAATACTTTTCGATGTCGGGCGTGTTCGCATCACTGAAGGCCGTATCCACATCGAAGTCAATCGCGGTAGAGGAGCCGTCCGTGCGCGTGTCCCGGTCCTGCCAGAGAAAGCCGCTTGAGCTCCCAATCGTCGGCACGAGCACGTCATTCGCGTCTGGGCAAATGAGCGCCGCCGTCGGCGTGAACGCGCCCGTCTTGTGTGGCCCCCACCAGGTCTTATCGTCCAAGTCGTATTCGACCCAGCGATCCGTGGTGCTGCTGCCGGCCGAGCAGAGAAAGAGTTGATACTTGTGCCGGTTCGGATCGATGCGCGCGAAACTGTATTGATAGCGGCCCCGGTTGAAATACGTGTCGGACGCGAACCAGTTACGGACCTTGCCGTCTGAGATGCAATGCACGCCGGAGTTGTCCCAGGCATACACGCCATCGAACCAGAGGAAGTAGGCCACGTCGTTGAAGACCTTGACCGATTCCTGCGAGAGAATGCCGCAGTTCTCCGAGACCTTCACCGCTTGGAAATCAGCATTGGACGTGCCGACCATTTGCCAGAGGATGTTGCGCCGGCCGACGCCGAGCGATTCACTCCGCGCCACGAGCGCCGTGATGCCGCGCGAGTCGGACCCGATCCTCGGAATGGGCAGGTCGTTGCTATCCGGCCAGCTATACATCAGTTCGGATTCGGTCCATCGCAGATCATCGATCTCCGTGCGACTGACGCCCCAGAGTCGTCCCCGCCATTCCGCGATCAGCGTGAGATCCGGCGCACTGCCGAGCGTCGGCGCGGTGAGGAGCGAGAGTCCCGCGTCAGCCAAATCGTCTTGAATACTCGTGGCCGTGTTGCCAGACAGTGAGATCCACGGAAACAGCACAGAGCCATTCGTTGTGGGGCGATAGATCCGGGATTCGGTCACCGAGTCTGGCGAGAGATCGAGATTGGAGACCTTCAGGTATTGGCCGCTGATCGTGACGCTGCCACTCGGTTGTCCGTAATCGCTTTCCGCGATGACGTTGCCGTCGATGTCGAGAATGCGGAAGGTCTGCCGAATGCCGTTGTATGTGCCACTCAGCGAGCCCCCCGCCGCGCCAGCGACGGTCGGGATGCTGCGTGGCGGCAGCGGCGTGAGTGGACGCACCACGAGGTTGCCGTCCACGGTGATCGGCCGCGAGGGCGTATTGACGACGACGACATAGCGCCCGAAGACTGTGAACCGTGGCGTGTTCACCGTGTCAAGCGAAATCCCACTCGGCATGGTCAACGTCGTCAGCGTGCCTGACGTATCGGCGACTTGGAGCGTGGACCCAGATTGGAAGACGGTATAAGCCATGGGCGGTTAACTGGTGACGACTCCGAAGCCGCCCGCGAAGTTTTCACTCAAAGTGTGCGAGGTCTGATCCGTCCATGTCGTGCCATCAGGCGTGGACAGGAGCGCATTCGGATCGGTGAGAACGCCACCACCAGGCCCGGAGGTCGCCGCGAACAAGATCCCGTTGTCCACGAGCAACTGGCTATAGGCCGCGAGCGTCGAGCCACCAACACCGGTAAACGCGGTGCTCCACGTCGTGCCGTTGAATTTCCGAATGCGGAGCGTCGTCGCCGGATCGTATTCCACGGCGTAGAGATTGCCATTGAACACTTCCAGCGCGAGATACCCATTCGTGAACGTGGCCCCGCCACTGGTGGACGCCGTCTGCGCAGTCGCCAGCACGCCCAAGGCCGAGCGCGTTTTGAGCAGCGCGGCGTTCCCAAGACTCCCCGTGAGCGCAATATAGAGCAGTCCGTTGTAGCTCTTGAGCGCGCAGACATTCTGATAGGACAGAAAGGTTTGCGCGAGCGTCCACGCCGTATCGATGCCGGGCCTAATAAAGGACAGCGTGGGCAGATACGTGGCGCCGCCCAATCCGACGAAGTTGAACGACCCACACCAAAGCACGCCGTTCGCGTATTCCAACGCATACGGGACTGGGTTGAGAAATTCTCCCCCGAGTGGCGTGATGGTCCCGGTATCTGGATCGACTTGGAAGACTCGGCCGATGATGCCTGTCGCGCCATCGATCACGGAGACATAGAGCGTGCCGTTGGCGGCGATCATGCTCACAATCGCGAGCGACGGCGTCGGCGCATAGGTGATGCTCGCCGGAATCTTGGTCAGTTCGCGATCAACCGTGCCATCCCAGACACGGATAGGCGGGGCGTCCGTGCTGACCGTATACCCGTCTGCCGCGTAATAGAGCCGGTTCTTATAGACGCACGCGGGACGCCCGACAAACCCATAGCCGATGCCAGTTCGGATGGTGAGTTTAGAATCCCCACGACATTTCGCGGGATTCGATGTGACCAGCGAAGCATTCGTGGCATAGGCGGTCGTGGAGCGCAACCAGCCATCAGCAAACCCGCTGCCGTTGCTCGACGCCAGCAACATCGAGCGCGTGGAGACCTTCGTCAACGGGACGCCAATGCCCCCACTGATCGACCCGCCAGATCCTGAGCCGTTCAGCGCGACGAGCCCAGGGCGGTTCCTGAGTGCCCCGTCTCCGCCGAGCGGATCGCGGATCGCATTCTGCGCCTTGGAGAGTTGGCCGTCGTCGCTATGAACGGGATCGGTATCGACGTTGACCCCGAGTTTCCCGATCGAGTAGGTGGAGAGTTTCGGCATGGCTCCCGATCACATGCCCGCATACTCGAGATCGTCCCAGATGCCCCCAGAGACGCGCGGCTCTTGTTCCTGCCGTGGAGACGAGGCGACGAGACATGAGGCTTTTTCCGTCGCATAGACGGCGAGCCAGTTCGGATCGGGGCTGCGGTCGTCGCGTTCTTTCGAGCGCGCATACGCCGTCGTCCACGCCACGAGCGCGAGATCGGATTGCCCAGGAATCGGGTTCACGCTATCGCTGGAAAGCGTCACGCTCAACGTCGGCACGTAGATGAACCGCAGGAGCAACGTGGTGCTCAACTGCGGGGCCACCTGAATCGTCATCGTATTCGTCGGCGGTCCAGGCTGTGTGACCGCGTAGAAGACGATCCCTCCGCTGTTCGGGTCCAGCGCATCGCAGGCGAGCGCCGCGATGAACTTGTCGGAATTCAGATCGGCCGGTTGGAACTTGATGAACCGCGCTGGGTTTGTCGTCGTCGTATCGCGCGGCATGATGAGCAGCACGCGATAGGCATCAGACGGAATGCCCGTGATCGTGGTCGTCGATGCCGCGAGGGACACGTTCGTTATGTCGGTCGTGCTGTAGTGCGCTTCGTGCAGATCGATAAACGCGCGCCAGAGGTCTTGCGCGCCTTGCGTCATCCAGTCGAGCAATTCATCGTCGGTCCAGAATTCATCAGCCGTCGTCGTGCCGGTCGTGGCAGATGGCGCGAGTAAGGCATACCGAACTCTGGTGAGTAGGACACTGACTGGCGTAGCCATTAAGCGACGTTCCCCACGACTTTGAATTGATAGACGCTGCTATGCCACGTCCCCGACGCCAGGACGACATACCCCTGCACCACCCAATCGCCTACGGTGTCGAGATCGTTCGCGATGGTCGTCCACTGGATCTTGCCGTCCGTGCCGCTCGTGGTAAACGACGCTGATTTCGTCAGGACGGTGCCATCAGGTTTACGGAAGTAGAGCGTCTTCGTGCTCGCGCCTGATACGTCCACGACCACACCATCCCCGTCTTTGATGGTGGCGCGGAACACCGTGCCGATGTCGAGCTTATGGACTTGGCCGTTGACGGGCATCAGTCCCTCACGACGGGGAAGGCGATCAGTTTCTCGATCGTCGCCGTGAACGCTTGTAGGCGCGTGATGGTGCCAGTCCACGACGCCGTCTTGAGGAGATAGAGCGTGAAGTCGATAATTTCACCAACTGCGGCTGTGCCTGCGAGAATACCGATATACAGATAGGCGAGCATCTGCCGTGGCCCCGCGCCGACAGTTCCAGATGGAATCGGGAGCAACCGCGGAATCGGGGACCCCACGCCGATGACCGAGGCACGCTTGATGGCGGTGTCTACAGCCACTTACGCGAACTCCCCACGAGTAAATGTCGTTCCGTCGTCACTGACCGTCGAAGTTGCCACGGTCGTTGATCCATCGTCTGCCTTCAGGATTTGCGTCGTCGCCGTTTGACTGATCTTGTTGCGAGATAGCGTGGCGAGCCAGGACAGCGCGGCAATCGCTGTCGGTGATGCCGAAATGACGGCGGTCGGTTCTGTGCAAGCCTTCGCCCAGATTTCCGTGATGGCATCAGCGGCGAGCGCATCCGCGTCAATTGCATCGGTCGCAATGGAGGCCGCGGTGATGCCGCCTGCGGCGACGGACC